AATGTAAATTCGGAGAATGTGCCGATTAACGAACTATAAGAGTTGGCTACGTCTCCAATACGGATTCCAAGGCTTATGTTGCCGTATTCTAAGCCTTGAAGCTCTTTATTATATTTTCCACCTGCGCCAATAGAACGATTAAACGCTGCTGTTTGCGAATCGATTTCTTTTGCCAAAGTGATCGTGCTTTCTGTCACCTTTCGGGCAATGGATACGCCAACATTAAAAGTTGAGAACGTTTTTTCAAAGCTTTTAGCAAGCTTCTTCTGGATCCCAACTAAGCCGCCTTCTTCTTTTGCCAAAGCGGCGAATGAACCGATTAAAGTATGAGAGGCATCCTCGACACCTGTTATGCTTTTGAGAAGGCGATTTAAAGATCTGCTAAATTTCTCACCAGCATTACCGGTTTCCTCCACTGTTTTAACCATTGAAGCAAGAGCGTCGTTGACAGAGCTTACTGCGCTGTCGCCCTTGGTTTCAAGAACGTGAAGCAACCCCTCGATCTGCGTTCTAAATTCTTTTACTTTTTTATCAGGTAGTTCAAGGCTATCAAGTCTGCCTTGAAACTGTTCTAAAAGCTTTTTAATGTCTTCTGCTGTGGGCAACCCATCTGCCATTTATCAATACCCCTTATTTCTATTTAAACGGCCAGATGATGCCTGTCTCTTTTTCGAATCCCTTTATTGCTCTCTCAAGAGCCCGCTTGTTGCCCAATGTGGCAGAGTCCTTAAGTCCGTGTTTTTTCATTGCACGGAGATATTTTGCCTCATTGCCAAGAGCCTTTTCAAAAGACTTAATCTGAGAGGGTTTTCCCTTTATATTGACAGGAACTGAACTTCCTCCAAACATTCCGTTGAGGATCGTTTCAACTGCCCCGCCAAACATTGCAAGCCAACTTTCATTTAAAAGCCCATGAGCATTGACGCTTAAGTCAATTTCGATTGGGACCATTCCTTCTTCTTTTTTCATAATACTATTGTCCTCTTTTAATTAGTTCCATAAAAAAAGAAAATTGGGCGTTAACCCAACTTTCTTAATGAGGAGAATGGCTATTACTTCTTCTCTGCTGTTTTTTTGATTCCTCGGCTTCGTCTTCAAACTGTTTCATAAGCCTGTTGACGAACCAAGTTCGCAACCCAATGGGAAGATTATATGCCTCGATGAAACTCCAGTTTCCGTGATGTTTTAATAAGAAAAACTGTTCATACACATGTTGCATGTATTCATCAGTTAGGCCAAAAAAAGTCCGTCGTAAACGGAACCTCCAATTCAGCTTGATATCCACATGACGAGCAGGAATAGGGCTGAGTTAAATCCACATTTGGAGTTACGTCTTGAAGGCAATTGCGAATGTATCTTGCATCAAGGGCGGGCATGTTATCGACGAAGTTGTCAATCTCTAAAGAGTCTGTGACTCCGCTGACTGACACAAGAAGCCTCTTTACGAGTTCCGTTGCAGTTGAATCTGGAAGTTTGAGTTTTGCTCGCTTTTGCGCGGCTTGTGCCAGATAATTTTCATCTGCCCCTGTTAAGAGCCTAAATTCGACTTCAAATTTTGTTTTTGGCAGCGTGCATAAAAAAGTCCCATCATCAGTCAGGGTGATATCCTCGGGAAGATTATCGTCTATGGTGTTAACCTGATCCAGATCAAAATTGCTCTCCGAAGCATTGCTGCAATTAGGACATGTAATTTTCGTCACATATTCAGAACCATAGCCAGAGATCCTTGCAGCTAAAATAATAGCATTTTTGTCACCCAATAAAAGCTCATTGACTCGGATTTGCTTATTGAGCAAAAGATTCTCCAACAGCCTATCGATGGCAATACCTTTTCGCAGTAACGCTCTAGATGTTAGGATGTCCTCGTCCTTCGCTGTCATAAAGCGAAGCTCAACTGTATCTTGATTATGCAGAGGATGATCTGCTGCGTAATATCTGCCACTTGAAGGCAATTCCACGAATTCGGTGGGGGTAACATATGATAATGTTTGAGGAGGCGGCGAAGCTTCCTTTGCGGGGGGAAGAGCCTCCTGTTGGGGCACAGGATCAACTGTTGTTTTCCTGCGACTACTATTTCTTGACATTTACACCTCGGTTAAGATATTATAACCTTATCTTATTTATTTGTCAAATAATTTTTAATTTATTTCTGTTAACCCGCAACATATGCTGAGTTAAGTTTGTTCCAGGTTGCCCAATCATATCTCAATGTCAGGGTTACCTCAACCATCTCTTCTGAATCGTATGAATGAGTGCCAAAGTTAACTTCAGTAATAAATGGATTATGCAGTGTCCACTCACCGAGCTTATATGATACTCTGGCTTGCTCAGGGTTTAAGCCACTTGCATTAAGATTCTCGGGATTTGTTCCTAATTCTGTAATCCGAACTTGTCCCAATGAAGAGACGGCAGACTTTTTAGTGATTGTTTCACCAACTGCATTATTGAAGTTGCTGGGAACAGCATATCCAACGCTGGCAAGGTATTCATATAGCTTTTCAGTGGAGCCGGGCTTTACTGCGTCAACAAGCGTAATGGAAACCGTGTTCCACGTTACTCTGCCTGGATAATAAAAGGTATGGTTAAAGAAAGCATGGCTTGTCTCACCAATCGTATAACTGGGCCTATCCGCTTGTTTCACGGCAAATTGCAAGCTTTCCTCTCCGGGCTGAAGATCCACAAGAAATCTAAACTGGCGTTTGGGCTCTAAATTTGCATCATTCCAAAAACTCATCTATATTGTTCTCCCTATTATAAGTATGCCCTTCATTATTAATCTTCGAAAGAAGCTCCAGTATTTGTAATTACAAAATCAAGTGCAATGAACTCAATTGCGCGGGCTGGCTTTAGATAAATTCTTGCATACATGACATTTCTGTCAACTAGTTCGGCGGTTGTTGTCCTGCTGTCAAGAACCACTTTATAATCTGTCAATCCAAGTCGTGCTTGAATACTATTCAAGAATGGATTGACTTTGTTCAAGAATCTGTTCCAAGTTGACTCAACGTTTTGATCGAAGAGCAGTCGTGCAGCAATTCTTGAAATCTCTTTCTTTGTGTAAATCATGAGGCGTCGGACATTAACCCTATCAAGTGCGGATGGAGTGACTTGAAGTGTTTTCTGTCCGAAAATCACAATCCCTTCTGCGGGAAATGCCGCGATTGGATTAATGTTCGCCTCGTAAAGTTCGTCCCTATCCTTTGAGCGCAATCTTTCACGCACTTGAAGGACAGGTAATCCTGCCGAGCCCTCGGTTAAGCCGCCACGCGTGAATCCTGCGGGGGCGAACCAAAGTTCGGATTTTCTCTGTGCGCTTGAGAACGTTCCCAAAGCAACCACAGAAGGGGGCACCCAGACAAAGGAATCACTAATAGAATCCCGAATCTGCACCCATGGGTAATATGTGCAACCATAACTTGAGTTAATCTTTCTATTTCTCAAGTTCGTAACAGCGTTTGACACACTTCCGAGGTTATCACTAACACTATTTGTGTTTTCCGTGTCTGCACGATAGCCGGTGTCTAAGTCGACAACTGCAAGGGCATCACCTCGGGCTTCGCAAACCTCAATCATGTGTGATGTAATCGGCTCTTTATAGATGCCAGGGGCTGCCATGAGGTTATATTCAACTCTCTCGGGATCGGCGACTGTATCAATAGCGCGTCTCGCAGAGTAATATGTGTAACTTCCGACATCAGTGCTTCCCATTCTAGTGTTGTTGAAAGCATCTTTCTCTGTGATGTCTAAGCCGTCGAAGCCGCCGTGGAGAGGCACAGTGAACCTATCGTAACCTGCATCGAGGATTTGTGTGTATGTTCCACTAACTGCTGTTGCAGATTGTCCGTTAGCTCGCGAGCCAGATACCCATGTTGCCTGCCCGCCAGAGCCGCTTAAAACAAGATCGTCAAGGGTGAAAACATAAGAGTATTCTGTGTCCGAACCCTTTGCAAAACTATCAATAGCAGAAGGAAGCATTCTCACCAAGTCGGCATAGCTTTCTTCATGCTTTGTGCTGGATTGGCGCGTGGTGTCAATCCCAAAATATGCTTCTGTGGGATCTCCGATGTCCCCATCTGTGGCGTCCTTTCTCAACGGAATAGATGGATATGAGAAGCTTCCCAAGAAATTGTCTTCCCCTCGGACATCTAAAAACGCAGCGCCATCATTATTGACGCCTGCCATGGGAATTGAGCCGCCTCCGGCGAGCCAAGCGCTGTTCGGGGCAGATGAACCACTAGTGTAGTTTCTCGTCAAGGGGCGGAGGGGGCCGAAAGAGCCGAATGGCAAAAGTCTTGCGTCTGTTGCGCCAGCATCGACATCTCCATCCATTTCCACTCGCACATAACGAGATGCATTTGGGTAAGTTCCGAATACGCGATGGTATCTTTTAACATCGTCCCATTGAAGATATTGATCTCCAATGACTCTGGCAACATATCGAGGAGAATTGGGATTTAGATTAACGGCACTGAACTGTTCTAAAATAACTGGTGCGTTATCGTTATCTTTTGCATCCCTTACGAGAACTGTAAAAGAACCGTAAGGATCAAATTCGTTTGTGGACGCCTTGATATCTTTAATCGAAATCTTAAGAGTTGCCTGCTCTCTTTCCCCAGCGTCTAGGGTATGAAGTTTAAAAAGTTTCTCCACACCATCGGACACATTAAATCCAACAAAGTCGCTTTGCAAGTCCTGAGCCAAGAACCACGGTGTTTGGGCTGCCTGAAATCCTTGGCGCATGTTCGCAAAAGAAGTAGAACCACTATCAAGCCCCATAATAACGCCAAACGACTGCCCTGCGGATCCAGATGCAGTCTCAAGAGCAAATCTTTCATAGCTCTGTCCGAGCCAATGAGTCTGTCTGTTTCCGGTTCGCGTAATGTTCGTATTAACTAATGTTGGATTTGTGTTGAATACCTTTCTGATATATTTTGAAGAGGCGGGATTAAAGTTAAATGCCGTTTTTTTCACTGTTGAATTATCGCTATCAACGATAATTGCGACATATTCATTTCCGCTAGCCCCTGCTGCGGTGGAAGATTTAATCAGCAATGCACTTCCTGTGCCAGAAGATTCTTGATGTCTGGTTGTTCCCGAGAGCACCATCGCACCTCGATTTAGATACCATACTGCGGCGAGGGCGCCGCTGGCATGGGTTACTGCGGATCCGGATGGAAACACAAACAAGCCATATGCGCCGCCGTTTGTTGCCAAAGACGTGTCATTGGAAGACTCATTTCCATTTGCCAGATTAGTTCTCCAGCCTGCTTCGCCGGCGCCGCCGTCGGCAACTTCGCCGCTTTGTGCGCCGAGGAGCCGAACAACGGTGCAAGCATTATTGTTTCTTAAATAAGCCTGGGCTGCATATGCAGCATAAGTTGGAGCAGTATAGTTGCCGTTACGCCAAACATCGCCTCCCTGCCCTCCGGGAAGGGGGTTGCCAAATGTTTCGACAAACTCCGAAAAGGAGTTGACTTGGACAGGGCGCATGGCGGGCCCTCGTTCTGTTCGACCAATGACAACTGGCCCTATTTCGTCAGGGACGGCTGGCAACTGAGAGCTGTCAATTTCATTGATGAATACCCCCGGCGAAACAAATTTAAAAGACTTAACTGGCATTCTGAAGGATCTCCTTGCAATACTTCAATAAACTCAATGGATATATATTCCTGTTATCGTAAGTAAATAGTTGAGCGAAAGGCGAAAGTCCAAAATAACTCATGCCCTGGAGGATTAATCCAGTCTATGAATCTCGATAAAACGGGACGTTACCGCTAATATGAAAAACCTCTGGAATATCTCCGAAGATAACGTGCTCTCTTGGGAGTTTCACCTCCACAGCGTTTTCTCGTCTAATCAATTTAGGGCCATCTGCATTCTTGCCTGCGCCAATGATATAACCAAGCACTCTGAATGTTATTTCTGCCTGATATCCTCGGACATCTTCTGATAAAGAAGACGCATTGTTCACCAATTCGTAATCAGCGTCTATGAACACTTCAAATCGATGTCCGTCTTTTTTGACAACAAAGTAATTTACTCCGCCGGGGCTTGCCATAAATGGTGTGATGATTTCATTTATTTGTTGCTGATACTCTGCTTTAACCACTAATTTGTAATTCACATCAAGATAGATTGGCAGCGGCATTGTTATTGTTTCATAAACAACTTTATCGTTTTTTCCTGGAAAATTGGACTGTCCTGTCCCAACAGCATTCAGTATAAGTCGTTTTGAATCGGCGTTTGCAAAATTAGATGTTTTGTCCTGCTTTATTTTTCTTGCGACGGTTATGGTGCCATCTGTGACACTTGGAGCATACAATGCCGCCCGCTTGCTGACATCTTTTGCAATCGATGTTCTCTCTAATGTCATAATGGGATAGATTAAGAATCCATTTTTATCTCGCAAATCTTTATTGTGCTTTATCTGATATGCTCGCTCTGCGCCCGTCCAAATAAAGGGCACCTTTTTCCAACCTTTATTCGTTGTGCAGAACGCATTGAATGTGTCATCAATATGATCAAAAAGTGCCCGATCTATAGTCTCTATGGTTGACGGCAAAAAAGCCACTTCCTGCAAGGGAACAGCTTCTGATTCTTTATGTGGCATCGAACAAGCCCTCTCTTGAATATTGACATACTGCCATGATTTCGAATCTATGATCTGCTTGGCCAAAGAGATCACGTTCCAAAGTTAAATTGGTAATTTCGTAAAAATGGTTACCATATAAAACAAAATCGCCCTCGCGGACAAACAGATCTTGATCTTCTGTCAAGCGACGTTTGTGAAAATAAATTGTAATTGTGCTGGCTTTATCCACACCAACAGACTCATCGGCTTTCGTTGCAACATTCTCAAATTCCACAAGGGCATAGACACGGACGGGGGGCAGGAAACTCTTCTCCACTGCCTCGCCATATAAATCGTTATAGTGGGTTGTCTGCAAGTCGATAGGATAATAAATTACCTGCTGTCCGATGACACGTTCGATCAGTTCATCGTTGACTTGTTTGACAAGATCTCGCTCTTTCTTGCCGAAAAATAGTGGAGGAGGCGGGCTTTTGGGCTGCGACCATTTATTATCATCTGACATGATCTATTCTCCTTCTATCCAACAAAAATATAATTCGGCACATGCGTATTAATCTTATTAGATGCCTCGACAATATCTGCGTCGGATTCCACTAATGCCGAATAAGTAAGTTCATCAAGCGTTGTCTTTAGCTCCTCTCTTAACTTATCTTGTTCTTCTCTGCCCTCGGAAATAAGAGCGGGCCCATTGAGCGTGACAGATTCGCCAGGGATTGGCACTGTTGCGAACTTCGAACGGACTTGACCTAACATTTCTTTGGCTAAGGCAAGAGCAAACCTTCGAACCCACTGCTTCCCAATGGCATTGATGTTCTCATACGGCACGTTATCGAATGGAAGCGTGTTCATGTTGTTGATGCCATCGATGCCGATTGTGCGATCTGAATCTTCTTCCCACGGATCGCTTATGATTCTGAAAGTAACCCAATATTTTTCCGGGCTGCTTGAAACGGGGGAGGGATATATTCTTAAATTGTTGTTCTTGATTTCATAAGAATAATGCGAGTTTCTTGTGTAAATTGCATCTTCAAATGCCATGGCTTGTGCTTTGTTCTGCCAAGTCGGGACAAGCTGGAATGTTGTGTCATCCGCATATTGCCCATAGTTAGATAAATTACCAACCGTGTTTAATCCACCATAATAACCATAAAATCTCCACATAGCTTGAGGAGTCTTATAATATACTCTATTGATGATAACCTTTTTGTTCCCCACCAATCCATTAAAAGCTTCGGTGCCTGCTGCTGCCGAGGCTGAAATAATTCCTTGCAAATCATAATCTTGTTGATCTTCAACACTGTTAAACGAAGCGGAATACTCTGTTGTTGTGCCGCCGACGCCGAGTTCTGTGGAAATGCCATCTGAGATTCTTCTGGAATAGTCGAAAGAAAATCGGGGATATTTAAGTCCCACATGAGTTCCACCGAGGCTTGACGAGAGCGGGCCCGCTTTTATGGAACCGTCATGATCAAACGTGCCCGTTGTTGAGCCAAGAGAGTCGGAAAGAACGTTCTTTGATTGATGAAGGTTTAATAAATACGAATATTCTAAAACAGCTTCTTCATATGCGGCATAAACGTTCCCAACTGTCAGTTCGATATCTAGGATATCTCCACCAAGTTTCTTATAAGTGTGTGCCACCTGATCGGCGGCTCCGGAGAGGAAATCCGCTGAATTGGCATACATCCCAAATGGGAGTGTGGCAGCAACGTCAGTCGTGGATCCAGTTGCCGACAGCGCAATTGCACTAACTGTGCTTTCTGGGGTTAATGTGGGGATCGCCAAAGTATAATTCTCCTCGATATATATAGTAATATATCAAAGAGAAAGTTCATAAACATTTGAGCCACATCCATAAACTTTAAATACTCCCGCATCCGAAGCAACTTCTTTTTCCGGTTTTCCGTCTTGGGCGCGATATTTAAAACGGTTAAATCGAGTTCTGCCATCTGAATACCAATAATCTGGCAAAGTTGTCTTAGTTAGCTCAAATCCGCTTTTAAGATAGACGCCACCTTCACCAAAGCGACGATCTGCGTATGTCAAGATGCCACTATAATCATTGTCTCTTGCCCACTGTTCAACGACTTTAATTAATTTTGAGAACCCTCCGACAACGACTGTGTTCAAAGCAGATGACAGGCGAGCAATTTCAATTAACTTGCGTTCTCGATATGTTCTATGAAAAGATGAGCGCAACGATAGTGCGATCGCCAATTCGTTCTCATAATAGAGTCCAAATGTTATCTTGCTTCGCGTATTCCCTGAGATATGTGTTGCGTTGAAGAATTCTTTTGATTCATCTCTTGGAACAATTTTAATTTCGCATTTGCGGGCAAATATGCGATTGTCCACTTTCCCAATTCGTTGACATATCATTGATTCAATGATTTCTTGTTTCTCTCTCCATTCATCCGAAAAGATATGAAAAAGCTGAATATCTTGCTCTCTGCACTCATTCGTCTTGTCGAGGTGATATTTTTTGCCCTTTCTTTCTTCCGAATGCCAATAGAGTCCATTATATTCTATTGCGAACTTTTTCTCTGGGAGGTATATGTCAAGCTCCTGGGGTGGGATAATAGAGCGGATGTTGTGTTCGACGGTGACTCCTGTCGAAATTATCATATTTCTCACAACCTGCTCTTGGATTGATGACGGCGAACAAGATTTGCATGTCGCATACAATTGCAGAGCCCACAGGGATCGTGACTCAATGGCGCCGCAAGCGGCGCATTTGGCGCTTAGCGGTTGCTTTACACTTAGATAGTCCGAATATGGCGTGAGCAATTTATATCTATCACTTATACTTTCCACTTTCTCTTTATATTGTTCCATCGTCAATCTCATTTTATCAGAGCGTTGCCTTGAAATCTCCCTTATGACTTCGTCGGAATGCCTCTTTCCAAACCAAGGGTTTTTCTCCCCCATCATTGATTCTGATTGTCTTCTAATTGAATCATTTGTTTCTTTTGTGAGCCCTTTTTTCCATCCTGCGTTTGGACCAGTTGCAGAACCATAGCCATTATTTTTGCTCCATTCCTTCCGGGCGACTGAGGCGTGCTGAGGACAGTATTTTTTAAATGAATACGTGCCTCGTTTATAAAGCGTTGGTTCCGAACAAACTGGACAGAGATGTCTGACGCCTTTCATAAAATGTTCGACAAAGTAATCCTCTATCTTCATTTTGTGCTTTGCGCCGACATGGCCAGCTATGCCGGCGGGAGAGGTGAACACTTTATCGCATATCTTGCACCTTGTTTTTTCCTCCTCTGTCATCTCGAATCTTATATTGTTATGATTCGCATTTTTCTCATTACCCATCTCGCCTCCCTGTCTTCGTCATTATAACATAGGTAAATAGTTTTATAAAGGGGTAATGACTTGTTATTGCAATAATTCAAAGGGGATGATGACAAGCTATTTCAAGGGGTGATGACAGGATAGCAGGCTCCATAAGAAAAAGCCCCCCAACTCGCAAGGAGAAGGGGGGCTCTAAGTAGTCTATATTGTTAGATTTATACTAAATCAACAACAATGACAATTCCATACATGTCCGGGCGCACCATTTTCTTCCCGTATCTCGTCATGACGCCTTTGCGCGGGACGAAATCTTCGGTTCCGAAGATGGTTGGCGTTACTTGCAGTGGAACATATGGTGCGTAAACGTAGCCGCTCTCTAAGAAAGAGCCTCCACGTCGTCCAACAAGAATCACGTTCCGGGGGAAGTAAGGATCAACATATACATCCCACTTCTTGGAAAGTGAACCAGTCTTGACTGCACCAACGGTGCCTCGATCGGCATCGCCAGTCACTTGGGCACGGAATCCAGCCGTGAACTCCAGAACATTGGCAACTTCAGGTCCAACGACGATGAAGTTTGCCCCTCCTCTGAGAGTCTTACGGTGAATCTGAGCAGAGACATCGTTGATAGTTTCAACAAGAGTCTCATACCATTCGGAAACAGTTCCTGTGAAGTCAGGGGTTGAGGTTGTTGCCCCAATTTCCTGTCCTGTCAGTCTGTTCACGAATCGACCCGCAGCGCGTGACCAATAGTATCTGCCAGCAGCGGCATGCTCGACGAGATCTTCAAGGATCTCACGATCAATCTCAAGAGCAATTTGCTCAGAGAGGATACTAGTCAACTCGACTTCGGCGTCTAAGTTGTGATAGGCGTTAAGATCCTGTCCCAACTCAGGCGTCCATTTAGCCTTGAGTTTCTTGGTTATCGCGGTGATACTCACTGAGTCGACCTTGATATCGATTTCAGGAATGGCAGTGTTGTTCTCAAGTCCCCATAGTGGATCACCCACCACAGAACCGAGCCCATCAGCATTACCAGACTGGAAATCATCATCAATTGGCCAAGCCACTGATAGCGACTCACCGTTGTCTCCTGCGTCCACACCACCACCACCAAGGTTATCAGCTAACTGAATTGCCGAGAGGGTATCGGAATGGAAGAAGACAAGCAGATCAGTCTCATTATCACCAGACTGCCATAAGCCACCATTGGAACCAGAAATTGCTGTCAGTCGGCGAGCCTGCGAACCGGAGTTCGGGGTTGCGGTAACTGCAATAAGGTTTCTAAGGTTGACTTGTGCGGAAGCCGTAAGGTTCAATGCACCAACTGCAACGTTTGTCGTTCCAGATGTAAAGTCCGGGTCAAAGCGGCAAAGCTTGTCACCGACACCACCGTTCCACTGAGCATCACCTGTGCCACCGAAGGTTCCGGATGTCACGGCACGCAGTGTTACTGTTGCAGAACTTGTGGGTGAAGAATAGCCGTTATTCAAGTTATAAAAACTATCTTCTGCGGAATCGCCTGTGAGTTGCACACCGCCAGTAACCTGACGAGCCACAACACCACCACCATATAGTGATTCATTTGCTTCGTATCCAAGACGAGCGCCAGTATCACCAGATACTGTGAAGTCAAGGAAAAAGATGAGTCCAGATGGAAGACTCATTGGTTGAACAGAAACCAAGTCGTTCGCAATTAATCCACCGAATACTCGGCGGACAATAGGGAATGCGACAGCAGCGAAGCCTTCGACATCGCCAGCGGCCATTTGTGTGTTCTCACGAAGCAACTCTTTAGCTTGGTTCTCAAGCAAACGAGCCATATTAGTTTTTGAGTGATCACTTTCGAGCCCTTCAAGAAGCCCGGTGCGTTCCCACTTGGAAAGAAGAGCAGTGCCCTCCTTACGCAAGTCGCGATTAACAATACCTTCTGTTAGTTTGTTTAAAATAGACATTTGTGTTATTTCACCTCCTTATTAATGCCTGCTAGTGCTCTCATCCGATCATAAACCGGATTTTGAGCCTTAGTCTCCCTTCTTCTGGGGAGAGTTACCGAAGGTTTCTCCACGGCTTCGCGCAATGATTGCGGAACATTTTTAGTGTTTTTTGTTCCCACTGCACTTTGAAGCGTTTCGTATATTACCTTCGCTTCTTCCACAGAATCGGACTTTGAAATAGACTCGACAATTTTTGTTTTTTGTCGCTCATTCAGGGAGGTGCTATTTAAAACACGATTTGTGTAAAGTAATTTGGCGTTTGAAAGATTTGTTCCTTCTAAACGCTCTTTAAGATGTAAAACTGTTTTTTCTAAATTATTGTTATGAGTCTTTAGCTTCTCGACTTGTTCTTGATATACGTCAAGTGCCTTTTGTGCTTTTTCAAGAGCTTCTTGCTCTTCGGACAACTCATCGTCTTTTAAGGTGGCTGCTTGGACTTCCTCACCATGAGCAACTGATGCTGTGGGAGTTGTCCTGCCGCCGAGTCCTTGATCGGGTATTGTCAGATCGACGCTTAACTCTTCTGCGAGGCTGTGGAGGGTGTCCTCATCAAGCTCGACTTCTTCATCGCCGCCCTCGGTAACTTCTTCTTCAAGGGCGGCGGCGAGATCTTCATGTGTCTCTTCCGCCTCTGTGGCACCCTCTTCGTTTAGGGCGCGTTCCAGCGCTTCTAAGTCTAAGCGAACCATAATTGGATCGTCGCCCTCTTCCATTGAATAGGGAACGTCATCAGCAACGGGACTAGTTTCTGCGGGCTCTTCACCAAATCCGGTGTCGAGATCAAGCCCGAGATCTTCTTCGGGTTGTTCCAAAAGAGTTTGCACCGCTTCCTTAACTTCAACAGAGTATTTTTCAATAATTGTCGCTTCTGCATTTTTAATGGCAGCCTCTTTAAGCGCTTCAGCATCAATTATAGCTTGTTCGAGCAACATGGACATAGATATCTCTCCAATTATAAATCTAATTCGTCACAATTAAATAGTGCCATAAAAGCCCAAATGCCAGAAATTAAACATCATTCTTGTTGAACGGTTCGCTAACATAGTATATTAAAGAGGATAAAATTTATTATGGCAGATGTATCGCCATGCAATGTCTGCCCCCATGTTCTCGTCCACCACTAAATTTGCGCCGCCCGCCCACGTTTCTCCGTCATCTTCAGATATCCAAATCTCTCTATTATCGCCGACAGCAACCCAATTAAAGCCGTCTGTTGTAATGTGGTTGAGGTTTGCCGTGCTAGATGGGCTCTTGTCTGACCAAGTTGTGCCGCCGTCTGCACTTTTAATTACTCCGCCGGATTCAGCGGTTGCAAGCCAAACATCTGTGCGAGGGTTATATGCTGCCCAGAGTATGCTTCCGCTAACAGTTTCGACAGATGAAGATAATACTGCCGACCATGTCTCTCCATCGTCCGTGGTGCGCATAATATAAGGGCCGTTTGTGGAAGATGGGCCGACCATTAAACCAGTGTGATTTTGTCGTTTATGATAGTAGAATATACTTAAACGACAGAGGACTCATCGTCGGTGCTTCTGCCTCCCTTTTTTTCCGAACCAGCGCGGAGGAGGATGAGTGCCTTGTTATCTTTTACGATAACCGCTTTGGCAATTTTATTAATATCTTTTGCCTCGCTCACATTATAATTAGAGTCTTTATTTTGCTCATACCCCATCTCATCTAAAAAGTCTTTTGCCTGTTCTCTATAAGTCTCGCACCCAATGCCGACATTACCTCGGTGTTTGTTTTGTTGTAAAGTTTTGATACTGATGTGTCTTGCCACCCTTCTGGTCCGCGTCGTCTAACAGCAGATCTTTGGGAGCAGTCGTCTTCGGGATCGTCAGGAGTTAATTGTTGCGTGTTAAACTGTTCGGCTCCTTGTGCATCTATATCTAATTGTTTTCTATCCACGTCTCCTCTAACCAGATACTTATCCCAAACTGCCAC